TGGACTCAAGCCAATATCAAGCGTTGGTGATGCTGTTGTCGTGCTGAAAGCCAAGAATCACTCAGCAATGACAGAGATTGTCCAAGGCAGGGGAGACCGTAACCAAGTAGATACTCTTATTGAGGCTTTAAACGTCTGTGAAGCCTATGCAATACACGGCAAGGGCAGTGACTGGCTGTCAGAGATTAGAGAGGCTCAAAACGCCTTATATGACATGGCAAGGCGTGGAGTGGAAGACGAGAGGTTTTTGTTCCGTGGCCCAGAGATGCAAGCCGTGAACTTGGCAATGGAGATACACGATGCCCAGCTAGAGCAAAGCACGGTTAAAGAATTGGAAAAGATGACCGACTTTGTTTTGAAGCAGATCATCTTGAAAAGGGCAAGACCGATTGTCAGTACGATAGAACATCAAAGTATGCAAGAGCAAAACAGCAAAGCACAAGGCCAAGTCCTACTGCCAGTGTGATGTCGAGGATGGTTTCTTTCATGGTGTTCTCCTTGATGGGGCCGAAGCCCCGGTTAATGTTTAAACAATGCTGAATAAGCTGACTGTAAATTTGTCGCCGTATTCTGCTTTTGCAATTTCTACGGCTTCTTCTGCACTGTTGGCTTTGAAGTCAACGTATTTGTGCGAGTAGTCTTTCAATGCAACCACTTGCAAGTTGGCGGCAATAAAGAGTTTGTATGTGTTCATGTTGCTTGCTCCGTTGCGTTGTTGATGGCTCAATTATCTACTTGTCCACAAAAAATTCCATTAGGACAAACCCTAATACACAACTCGCCAAAACTGTGCTAGTGTTGTAAAATTCGGGTAACTGGAGAACACTATGGCTGGTTTGCTTGGTACAGAACTGGAAATCTCAATTGAGATTGAGGAAGCTGAAGAGTCTAAATTTGACGAGGCTGAGAACGCCAAGACCGTCAAATACATGGAAGAAGCGCAGATGTACGGGCCAAAAGACCCAAGCAAGCCTTCCAGCGACTTCTGGCGTGACCTTGCCAACTACTGGCGCATTGCTCCAGATCAAGCCAAGCGCAAGCTGTGCAGCAACTGCGAATACGGCGATGACAGCCCAGAAACCAAAGAGATGTATGGTGACGAGGCTGTTTACTGCAAGAAATTTGAATTTGCTTGCAACGAGAACAAAACTTGCAAACGATGGGGAGCCGATCATGGGAACGACTAATCAGCAACCAATGACCTCCAAAGAGGCCAAGAAACTGGCTGAACAAGCCCGTAAGCAAGCCGAGTCCAAGGGCTGGCAATCAATGGCTTACAAGTTTTCTGCTCCGAAAGGCAAGAAATGAAGATGACCAAAAAAGGCGAAGCCAAGATGGGCAAAGTCATGGGTGAATACAAGGAAGGCAAGCTGAAGTCTTCCTCTGGTCAAAAGGTCAAAAGCCGGGATCAGGCCGTGGCAATTGCTATTTCAGAGGCTGCCAAAAAGATGGGACGCTCCAAATGAACGGTCTATATGCCAACATTGCAAAAAAGCGTGACCGCATTGAAAAGCAGAAAGACGCTGGCAAGACCCCTGAGCGCATGAGAAAGCCCGGAAGTAAGGGTGCGCCAACTGCTGCTGCTTTCAAGGCTGCGGCTAAGACTGCCAAAAAATGATTAAGCGCGGCAAAGAGTCATTCTCTGGCTACAACAAGCCAAAGGCAACGCCAAGTCACCCGACCAAGAGTCATGCTGTGCTGGCTAAGTCTGGTGACGATGTGAAGCTGATTCTCTTTGGTCAACAAGGTGTAAAAGGCTCTCCAGATGGCTCTAAACGCAATGAAGCGTTCAAGGCCCGTCACGCTGAGAACATTGAAAAAGGCAAAATGAGCGCGGCTTATTGGGCAAACAAGGTTAAATGGTGAGGTAGATATGGCTGATTTCATTGACGGTTTGCTTGGGTACATGAGAAGCCCAAAGCGATCACAGCAGATGCAAGGTTTGGCTGGATTGCTTACGAACGCCAACGACCGAGCCAGAGCCTTTAATGAATTGAGCCGAGCCGCTGCTGAAGAATCTTTGCAGACCGGGGACATTTACGGGCCAAAGTCACAACAAGTGGCAAGTTTGCTGGCAGAAGGGTACAACCCTGTTGGGATGCTTGCTCCAAAAAGATTTAGGGGCCAGCCGTTGCAAGGATTGCCAAGCAAAGTTGATGTTGGTGGTCGGGTTGAAGAATTTGGCACAGATCAACGTCTGGTGGATATTGCCAAAGAGTTGGTTGAAAAAAAAGGGTTTGTCTACAGCCCACAACTGAAATATGCAGAAGTTGACCCACAACGGGCCGCAAAAATTGCTGATGCTTACGCAAAAATGGAGAACAACCCGAACTCTCCAAAGGTCAAAAAAGCGTATGACGCAATGATTAACGAAACAATGGAGCAGTACGAGGCTTTGCGTAAAAAAGGCTATCAGTTTAACTTTATGCCTGAAAGCGGCGACATCTATGGCAACCCAAGAAACGCCATCAATGACATTGTGCAAAACCAAAGATTGTCTGTTTTCCCGACTGAACAAGGTTTTGGCTCATTGACAGAAGCATCACAAGCTAATCCATTGTTGATGAAAACTGGTGAAAAATGGGATGGTAGAGACGTTACAGTTAACGATGTTTTTCGTGTTACACATGACGTTTTTGGTCATGGAAAATATGGAGTTGGATTTCGCGCAGTTGGTGAAGAAAATGCTGCACAGGCTCATGCAAGGATGTATTCACCAGAAGCATTGCCAGCCGTAATGTCAGAAACAAGAGGGCAAAACTCATGGGTCAACTATGGCCCATTTGGTGAGTTCAATCGCAAGGCATCACCTTCTGAAACAATTTATGCGGATCAAAAAACAGGTATCATGCCTGAATGGACATATATCAAAGGTTTGCTTAAATGATCGTGCAGATTTTTATTGCTGTTACAGAGCTAATAGCAATTTGGCTTTTGCAAGATGAAAGAAAAAGTTACCGTAAGTTTGCCCCTGTTTTCGGGATGCTTGGGCAGCCTTTTTGGTTCTATTCGTCTTATCAAGCCGACCAGTGGGGTGCTTTCATCCTTTGCTTTTTCTTCACCGCAGCATGGATCAAAGGCTTGAAAGACTATTGGTTCACAAATCAAGACACTCCACTGACAAGTGAACAATACTTTGAGCTAATTACAGACGCTGTTGAAAAAGTTGGGTCCGACAGCAAGCTAGATCAAAAAGACTACATCAAGCGAGTCTTGAAAGAAGCCCTTAAAATCAGGTAACAATCCCGCAGATGTAAGTCTGCACTAACCTTGACCAACCTACGGGAGTCAAACCAAGATGAATAAATTAGGGAACGAAAATTCTGGCTTTGAAGAGCGTAAAGGCCGAGGAAGGCCTCCCGGCTCTCTTAACAAGGCCACCAAGACGTTTAGAGAGACTGTCAGTAGGTTGCTAGAGGATAACGCTGAAAACGTCTCTAAGTGGCTTATAGAGGTTGCCGAGGGGAGTGTCGAGAAAGAACTGAAAGCAGACCCAAAGGGCGCTTTGACACTTCTGGCTCAGATGGCTGAATACGCCACTCCAAAGCTTGCAAGAACAGAAGTTACTGGCAAAGACGGTGGCGCTCTTGAATTTGCAGATTTGTCTGATGGTGAACTGGACAAGAAGATCAAAGCCGCAATGATTGCTTTGAATGTCTGACAAGATAGAACTGCTGAAACTTCTTGAGGAAAAGCAAAGAAGGATGCGGGAAAACCGTGTTCTTTATGTCTTCAAGACATTGTATGACTGGCAAAAAGAGTTCATTGGCGCAACTGATGCTTACTCTCAAGCCTGTCTGATTGCCGCCAACCGCATCGGCAAAACCTATCTTGGGACTTACATTGACGCTGTTCACGCCTTGGGCGACTATCCAGAAGACTGGAATGGTCACAAGTTTGAACACGCCCCATTGATTTGGTGTCTTGGCTACTCTGGCGAGAAAACAAGAGATTTGCTCCAGACCGAGATTGTTGGACGCAAGATTGGCGACAAGTTTGAGGGAGGGCTGATCCCTCCTGATCGCATTGTCAGCTACGAGTCAATGGTCGGAACTCCCGGCGCATTGCGCTCTGTCTATGTTAAGCACTCAAGCGGCATGAACTCCAAGATCCAGTTTTGGAGTTATTCGCAAGGGCAACACGCTTTGATGGGTGACGCTGTTGATTGGTTCCACATTGACGAAGAGCCAAGGGATAGAACGATCTTTCCTCAAGTCTTGGTGCGTACCGCAACAGGTGACAACAACAAGGGTGGACGAGGAATCCTGACATTCACGCCTGAAAACGGCAGAACTGAGCTTGTCATCCAGTTCATGGACTCTCCAAGTGCCGCCCAATTCTGTATGCAAAAAGGGTGGGACGATGCGCCTCACCTGAATCAAAAAGTCAAAGACGATCTTCTTGCGTCTTTCCATCCGCACCAAAGAGAGATGCGAACCAAGGGAACGCCAATGCTTGGGCATGGGCGTATCTATGACTTTTCAGAGGAACTTATCACCTGTGAGCCATTTGATATTCCAAGTCATTTCTGGATTATTGGCGCTTGTGACTTTGGTTATGACCACCCGCAAGCACAGGTTCAGTTGGCTTGGGACAAAGACAATGACACGTTTTACCTTGCAAAGGCTTGGAAGGCTCGTGAGATGTCGCCATCACAGGCTTGGGGTGCTGTGAAGTCTTGGCAAGACAAAGTGCCTGTTGCTTGGCCCCAAGACGGATTACAGACTGAAAAAGGCTCTACCAAGCAAATGCGGGAATACTATTCAGAAGCTGGCTTTGATATGCTTCCAGAGCACGCGACTTGGCCTGATGGCGGTAACGGTGTTGAGGTTGGCCTGATGGAGCTGCGTGAGCTGATGGTCACAGGTCGATTCAAGGTGTTTGCTGGATTGAGAGACTGGTTTGAAGAATTCATCCAGTATCACAGGGAAGAAAACGGGAAGATCTACAAGGTCAAGGAAGACTTGATGGATGCAACTCGTTACGCTTACATGATGCGCCGCTTTGCAAAACAGAAATCAGACATCATTTCTGGCGGGTGGGGCAAATCTATCAACGTAACTCCAAAATGGGTGGTCTAAATGTTTATGATGCGACAAGGTGATATTTCTAATGCCAAGCGGGTTGACGAGCTTGAAAAACGGGTGGAAATGCTTGAAAATGTGGTAAAGCAGTTACAATTGGCAGAACGCCCAAAGGTCGGGCGACCAGCAAAGGTCAAA